ACGCTCAGATCCACAAAGCCATTGATGACATTGTTATCAGCATGACTTCAGAAGACTACCTGACGCTACCCGAATATCTATCTGTGACTGAACCAGTGCAGATACCAATAGCTGTTAGGAGACGCTACGAGACACTACAAGACGCTATGTTCATTCAATTCGATTCCGGCGATGTCACTGCGGTTAACGCTGCCGTGCTATCAAGTAAATGTATGCAGCTAACCAATGGCGCACTCTACCTAGACGAACAGAACGGTGCATGGGAGCAGATCCATGACGCCAAGCTGGATGCCTTAGAAGAGATTATTGAACTAGCTTGTGAACCAGTGCTTGTTGCCTACAACTTCCAAAGCGACCTTGCCAGATTGAAGCAGCGCTTCCCTGACGCCGTTCAAGTGGACAGCAAAGGCGAGGCTGTTGAACGTTGGAACAATGGTGAGATAGCCATTCTACTAGCCCACCCTGCATCCGCAGGACACGGCCTTAATCTTCAAGCTGGTGGAAGCCGGATCGTCTGGTTCGGCCTCAACTGGTCACTAGAACTTTACGAGCAGTTCAATGCTCGACTCTACCGCCAAGGGCAAACCAAGCCAGTAACGGTTCATCACCTCGTCGTGCCTAACAGCGTTGACGAGATAGTGATTGACCGGTTAATCAATAAGAAAACAGTTCAAGACGCGCTTAAAGACGCGCTGAAATACAGGAGCAAAAATGAAAGCAATCAAAGAATGGTTTCGTAAGTTATACGACAAGCTAACTAAGAACCACCGACGACGAAAGTTTGGCGTCATTGGCGAAACAATAGACTAACCCACCAAAGGAGAATCGAAATGACACAGACAAAGATAGAGCCAATGATAGAAAAACCTCACATGGTCAATTCACCACCTCACTATGTAAGCGGTGAGATTGAAACGATTGACTATATCCGTGACTGCTTATCGAAAGAAGAGATGCGTGGATTCTGCTGGGCCAACGTTATCAAGTACACCTCCCGCTGGAAACAAAAAGACGGGGTACAAGACCTTAACAAAGCAAAGGTCTACATCGACTGGATGATTGAGAACGAGCAGCAGGGCCATAAATTATGAAAATGAGCATGATTAAAAAGAATAACCCAACCCCAGCGCACCAGCGGTTTAAAGAGGGTGACGTTGTTGGGCGAATTACAATCCTTGGATATGTAGGCCGAGAAGATAACCCAAACGGTACGCCTGGACTCCAGCATTTGTACGAAGTTGAATGCGAGTGCGGTGAGGAAAGCCAGTGGTTTCAAGCAGACTTAATACGCAAGCGGGTAGGAGAAATAGAATGCACTGACTGCCGGATCGAGCGGAACTTAAAGCGAAAAGAAGCGCGGAAAAAAGGCCCGATTAAATCTGGAACGATAACACCTAGAAGCGTGTTATCCAGACTGTGGAAATAACTCGCCCTAAGATCCCATGCTTGTCGCCAGAACTTGCTATTAAAGCTAGGCGACTTAGTGATGCGATAAACGCAAAAAAGAAAGCTGCAAAGGTAGAAAGAATGAGAGCCATAGAATCACGCCAAGAGTTAAAAAGAGCGGAAGAATTATTGTGAAGGCGAAAATACACATCAATCAGCACGTCATTAGGTCAAACCGCAAACATGGTGAAGACAATCCGTGCATTACTGTAAAGACTTATAAAGCCAACACTTACTGCCATGAGGTGCATCTTAAAGGGCCAAGTAAGGTTGTTTATAGCCAAGACAAACCGTTGTCTTGTGGCGCACACGTTTGGATTGAGGCTGAGTTTGACGACTTGGTACTGGTACGAAAGTGAACGCGCCAAACTACCGGCAAATCATAACTAACATTGTCGAAGACGGTGTGAAGAAAGGTCTGTACTCACTTGAGAATGAAGACCTAGAAACTATTAGCGAAGAAGAACTTATTAAAGCCGTTTCTAAGTGTGTAATAGATGAAATACACGAATGGTTTAGTTTAGAGGAATAGAAATGATTACTGAAGCTTTATTCTGCTTGGCCCTTACGGTCTACCACGAAGCTAGATCACAGCCATTGATAGAGCAAGTCGCGGTGGCGCAGGTTGTGTTGAACCGTGTTAGTTCACCCAATTTCCCGAACACGGTATGCGCTGTTGTGAGAGAAAACAGATACCCAAATCAACTGCACAAATGCCAGTTCAGTTTTATGTGCGACGGTTTACTTGAAACGTATCCAGATACAGAGGCTTGGATTCAATCAAATCAGATCGCAAGCTTAGTGTTAAGCCCAACACTTCCTGATCTTGTCATGGGGGCTACCCACTACCATGCCGACTATGTGAACCCTTATTGGGCAAGCACACAAAACAAAGTGGCCCAAGTTGGCCGGCACATATTTTATCAATAGGAATACAGACGATGAAAGGACATAAGCACTGGAACTATAACGAGATTAAAATACTGAATAAAAACTACGGCACACTGCCCGTCGTAGCTTTGGCTTTAATGCTTGGTCGATCAGAGAACGCCATAATCAGCAAAGCAGGTAGATTGAAGTTGAAGTCACAACTACGCAGCAAAATTAAACTGCCTATGAATACCATTTGGAACTTTAATGAAAGAGGCTATAGCGCACGAAAAACAGCGCGACTTATTGGAGCTTCACATTGGGGTGTGATTTGCGCTTTAAAGAACCACAGACGAGGAAGAGACAATGACTAACAAAACAGAATTGATGCTACTAATGAAGTACGAATCCCCAGTAATAAAGCTGAATGATTGCCTTGGGGAGTTGGGTCTTCAAAAGGCTGACGCGAACAGACAAGCTTCAGAAAACACGTTACCTATCCCAACGTTCAGACTGCGTGACTCTCAAAAATCGCCAAGGTTGATACACATTAAAGACTTGTCAGCATACATAGACGAGCGGCACGAAGCCGCACAGAAGACTTGGCTTAGTCTTAACGCTAATCGCTAGGCAACCAAAGACACATAACTGGCAGTGGCTTTTTTAAGTGGTTCCCAACCTTCGTATTTATTAAAGGTATCAAGTGTAGTTAGGTGAGTATAGCGCTCAAGTATTTCCCAGTTGCCGTGTTGAGTCACCATCTGCACATGATGAATTGGAAGACCAGTCTCAAACAACCAGCTTGTTCCTTCATGGCGCAAGTCGTGAAAGGTGATATGGTGCATTTCAGCCCAGTCTCTAGCTCTAGCCCAAGCGTTTTCTACAGATCGGTGGTTGTAGGGGAATATTCGTTTATCTGTGCGGGGCTGAGCCAGTATAATAGCCAAAGCTTCGTCACTTAGACTACACCACTTATGATTACCCCTCGACCCGCGTGGGTCTTTCATATCCCTTACTAATACTCGTTTGTTTTCTATTTCTAAATCAGTCCACAAAATGCGGGTCGTTTCTGCGCTGCGCCTTGTGCTGAATATTTGAAATGGTATCAGAACTTTCATAGGAATCTCGCTGCGCAGCGCAGCCTTGGGTCTGTCGTAGTACGCCATTATTTTGGCTAATTCTGTCAGTGTTGGTCTAGTATCACGATGTTTTGATTTCCCAACTAGATTTAAATGCTTAGCTTTTAATGATACTTCTTCAAAATAACCAGTCTTTAAATCCATAGACCACATTACACGCGCATGGAATACTAGCCCCTTAATGGCTGACAAATCTCCAGACACAGAAATGGGTTTTACTTCGCCTGACCGCTCCAGTAGAAAGCTCATAACATGGGAGCTATCTAATCTATCAATCGCTAGGTTTGCAAAAATGGAGTGTCTTGCTATGCGTCGCAGACGGTACTTCGTTCCGTCGCTAAATGACCTCGGTGACTTTTCCATATCCAGAATGTAACGTTCAGCAGCATCACTAAATAGAACGCCATCAGTTGGTGTTAAGCCCCAAGGTCGGTTGGATCTCGCCCACGCTTCTTTTTGATTGCCCCAATCTTTAGCCTCTTGCTTGGTCGGAAAGTTCTTGGCTTTCCTGTACACTATAACTCCGTTTTCTGTGACTCTAGCTTGTACTGTGTAGTACAATTTACCAGAAGGGTTTTGTTTTCTAGTGATCGTTGCCACGGAATTGGCCCCTATTGCTATATTATTATTATTAAGTAGCAATAGTGTAGCAACTAACTATCAAAAACGCACTAAAACAAGCAGAAACACACACAAATATTGCTACTAGCAAATACCATATATGACAATAAATGCTTTAAAAACAAATACTTATAGTTAGAATAAGTTTTGAATGTTGCCATGCTTGAAGACAACAGTTAAAAATAAACTATAATAAAATCAAAGGTTTAAAAACTACCAGTAGCAATTTAATAGCATTGAATGCTACCCACCAGACCTAGCTTGTCTATCTAAATTCCTCCGGTACATCGAAACAAACGTAATTCTGAGTCTCCGTATTTCTTTATCAATACCATCTATCAGCGTCTTCTTCACCTTATCACCCATCTTAGTGTCGTTTTCATAAGAGGCTTTCTGTAGCTTTTTACTGGCTATAGAGAGATCAACCGCTTCAAGTCTTGGTATTAGTCTAAGCTTATACCCTTCTTCTTTTTCAACCAGTTTTACCGCAGCTTTAATTTGAGCCGCACTGCCCTCAGTCTTTGCGGCAGCATCTACAGCTTGCTGGGCATAAGCTATATCAGTATGAGCCTTGTAGTAGTTATCTACGTCAGTTCTATCACCTACTTGACCAAGGAACTTACGAATCCAAGGGTAGTCTCTAAGCTGAGTTTCTTGACCAGTTACAACCTTGGCGGGAGTGAATGTTATATCTTTGGCAAAACGCCCTGCGCCACCCATAAAGAAACTAGTATAATGTTCTATAGTCTCTGGTGAAATACTTACATCACCAGGTCGTATGTCAGTGCCACCTGACACTTCATTTAAGGTAGAAGATATTGACTTAATATATTCCGGCGTAGACTGCCAGAAGAGCATACTATTAGGTTTAGGAGGCCCGTATGGGTTCTCCGCAGGTCTGATTGGTTGGCCAGCAAAGTTTTCATTGGTCGAATCTTGAGCGAGAGGATCAAAGAACGTAGGCGATACAGCCTGTAAAGTAGAAGCATCGCTTCCGATTGGGTTAAAGCCATGTACTAACGCGCCCCATATTCTGGACAATCCAACTCCAGCATCAAGTCCATCAGCGTCTCTATTACCAAGTAATTGAGCGGCTGCTGCACCTGTTACTTGAGCGGTAACGTTGATAACGTTATACCCATATGAAAGTGGTATTTTAATGTAAAGTCTCTTTGCTGCGTCAGTATTGTCACCAAAATCTGGCAGTAAAAACACCCAGTTGTTATTCCTAATGTATAGCGGGATTTTACTGTAGACAGACTGTCCATCTTCATCGTCGTCACCCATCAAGCGGTTCATCATTTCTAGTGCCACTTGCATACCGAACACCGCTAACATCGCTTTTCTAACAGCCTTACTTTGCGCTGCTTGAATGATCGCTGCGTTGCCCTGCATACTTGCGTTAAAGAAAACGTAAAGTGATCCAGCTAGTAACGCTTTATCGCCTCTTCGGTTAAAGTTAACAGTTAGGTTTTTAGACGCAATGGACGCTTTTTGTATGCTGTACCCAGACTTGCGAAGCTCAATATAGGTAGAGAGACGTACGCCGTTTTCATAAGCGGTGTTCATATCAGCTACAAGTTCAACCATTCTATACGCTGCGTCCATCGGCATATAGCCTTTACGCATCATCATTCGTTCAAGCTGACCAGCGCGAGACGCCATCGTCTCATAGTTATCTAGCCAACCGGTTTGTGCGCCATTCTTATAAAACTCGTCGTACCATCCTGCCATCTCCCCGTCTCTATTACCTTTTTGATACTCCCTTATCGCCTTAATTGACTTCTTAACATTCTTGGCTATTCGCCCAACCATAGCGTTATCAACGTCATCGTATTGGTAAACATTGATTAGAGCGGTCTGTATGTCTCTTGCCAAGTTCGTAGGCATAAACTCCAGATTGTACTGCGTGTTAATCATAGAAACGTAGCGGTTAAACTTCAGACCGGCTTGCACAAATACATTTATTTCTTGGGAATTTATGTTGTTCATAGACGACGCAAGCATCATCGCGTGGTCATTGGACTGTTCAAATACAATCAGATGTTCTTCTCCTGCAACTCTTACGCTTACAACGTGTTTAGAATTACTTTTAGTTGGAGTCTCCTTTAGTTTGAATAAGTCTGTAACAGGGTCTAGTACCTTTTCTTCAGTAGTTTTATCAATAACCCAGAAGTCAGGGTTTGGGTTTTGCTCAACTAGCTTTAGCATTACCCGCTTCAGAACATTAGCTTCGCCACGGATTATCGTTTGTTCGTGTTGAACAATGAGGTTAATCAAGACGTTATTAGCCCTAGA